ACAGACCAAAAAGAAACCACAAATAAGCCTGTTCGTGGCGAAGGCAAAGCCACAAAGGAAGAAGCCTAATGTTGCTGGAAACCGCACGCGCCGAATTCAAAACCGGCCAAACCACGATCGGTACGACTGCCGCTCGGTTGATTGCGGCTGGGCATAAAGCCTACTCCTATGTCTATATCGAAGCGGACATAGACAATACGAACGACATCTTTGTCGGGCATGACGGTGGCGTCTCCAGCCAAAATGGTTGGCGGCTTGAGGCCGGTCAAAGCATCACGATTCCCATCGACGATCCAAACAAGATTTGGATCGTTGGTGGGGCAGCAAGTCAAGTCCTGAAATGGCTTTTTGCCTAACATGAAGAGGGTCTCGTGGAAATCACCAAAGAAACTCTTGAATCATTTGGTCACGGACACGCCGTTGTTGGTACAAGTCCTTCCAAACTCGTCCCTTATTCTGTAGCTGCGCTAAAGGGTGTTTTGCTGCGATGTCCTGGTGAAGCTGATCCAAACGGTAACACTGACCCAGTTTGGGTCGGTAATGGCCCGAATGTTACCGCAAACAGTAATGTTCAAAACGGCGGTATGCCTCTTTTACCTGGGTCGGCGATGTTTATTCCGTTAGATGACCCAAGCAAGTTGTGGGTCGTTTCAACAGCCGTAGACCAAGATATTGCCTGGATGATTGTATGAGTGGTTTCTTCATTCAAAGCGGCAGCGGTCCACAAGGCCCGCAAGGGCCTGCCGGAGACCCCGGCACTGGCGTGATGCAGTGGCAAGGCGCGTGGGATAGCGGCACAGAATATGTTGAAAACGACGCTGTCGAGTTGAATGGAACCTCGTACATCTGTGTTGCTACAAACACTAACCAATCGCCACCCAACCTGACTTACTGGAACGTGCTGGCAGCGAAAGGTGTAACGGGAGCTACTGGGGCAACGGGAGCTACTGGGGCAACGGGAGCTACTGGGGCACAAGGACCGCAAGGTATCCAAGGTGTTCAAGGTAATAGCTTTACTTGGCGAGGAGCTTGGAGCGGAATCACAGCTTATGCTCTCCGCGATGTTGTTTCCCTAAGTGGCACGTCGTACATCTGTATTCAGGCACATACCAATCAGTCGCCGCCCAACGCGAGCTACTGGAACGTAATGGCCCAGAAAGGAGACACAGGTGCTACTGGTGCTACAGGCGCTCAAGGGGCAGCCGGTAATAACGGCTCGGACGGAAGCGATGGGGACGACGGGTTAGATATCACGTGGCTCGGTGCATGGAGTGCAGTGCCGACGTATCAAGTAAATGATGCTGTGTCCCTTGATGGTGCGTCATACATCTGCACAGCGACAAACCAAAACCAAACACCACCGAACGCTAGTTTCTGGGATTTGTTGGCGGACAAGGGTGACACCGGTGAAAACGGTCTCCCTGGCTTGAACTGGCTTGGTGCTTGGAGTGGTGCAGTTGAGTATGATCCAAATGATGCCGTGGAAAATGATGGGGCGTCGTATATCTGCATTCTGCAACACACCAATCAGGAACCTCCCAACGGTACTTACTGGGACTTGTTCGCTGATAAGGGTGCGACGGGAGCCACTGGTGCGACCGGAGCTACGGGTCCGCAAGGTGATCCAGGTGACACAGGTCCGCAAGGCGATCCAGGTGATACTGGACCACAAGGTGATGCTGGACCACAAGGTGATCCGGGACCGAGTTATTTAGGTACATCGACGACGCCAATTACGTTTGGAACCGGCGAGAGGGTGTTCACGACTCAGGCTGGGTTAGCATACGTCCCAGGCATCGTTGTCCGAATCTTTTCGGACTCAAACTTGGACTACATGGAAGCGACTGTCACGTCTTACAGCGGGACTACGCTGACCGTAGATGTCTACATCGAAACTGGGAGCGGCGAACACACGGATTGGACGATCAGTCTGCATGGTGCGTCTGGTGATGTTGGGCCTACTGGTGCTCAAGGTGATCCCGGTACTGATGGCGCAGGCTACGCCGCAACTTCGGCTACGAGTGTTACGTTTGGTGTCGGAACAAAGACTTTCACGACTCAGGCTGGGTTAGCGTACTCAGCAGGCGCTCGCGTCCGAATCTCGTCGGCGGCCAGTCTTGACTACATGGAAGGCGTTGTTTCCTCCTACACCGGAACAACTTTGGAAGTCGCTGTCGAATTGGAAACTGGAACGGGGTCACATACTGATTGGCTTATTAACTTAGCCGGCGATCCGGGAACCAACGGGTTTCCTGGGAACGACGGCACAAACGGGTCTGATGGGTTAGCTGTTCCTGGCGGACGGCTCACAACTACATCCAACACGCCGGTCACGACTTCGGATTCTACAGACTCCACGACATTGTACTACACACCGTGGTTACACGACCAAATACCGTTGTACTCTGGAAGCGTGTGGAACCTCCGCACATTTGCTGAGACAGCTATTACGATCCCGTCCACGACAAACACGTTGTATGACGTATTCTGCTACGACGACGCAGGCACACCTGCGTTCGAGACAGAAGCGTGGACGAATGATACAACACGGGCGACAGCACTGGTGCGCCAGAACGGTCGTCTTGTGAAGTCGGGCGATGCAACTCGCCTGTACATTGGAACTATTTCGACAAGTGGAACAACCACCCGCGTGACGGACGCAAACTTCCAGCGAAATATCTTCAACATGTATAACCGAGTGACGCGCGTACTTAGACGTCAAGATTCCACAAGTAGTTGGACGTATACAAGCTCAGCGTGGCAGGTAGCCAATGCAAATGCCTCCAATAAAGTGGAAGCAGTGATAGGGGTCCCCGGCCCTGCTGTTGAACTTCATGCTTACATGAATGGGCACACCACTGAGACAGCCGACATCGGCTACGTTGGAATTGGCAAGAACACGGTGGGTAACTCAGGCATTGCTGGTGGCTTCTCACTCACGAATGATTCCCAAGCGATTGCTCGCTTGTTGGACCTACCGGCCGTTGGTCGACAGACCTATAACTGGGTTGAGCGAATGGCACACAATGGGTCGGGCACGTTGACTGTTATAAACACGTCTAATGAGTTGTGTGGTCTCTTTGGCTCCGTGGAGTTGTAGCAATGGATTACTCCTATTACGGAACCCTAGACGAGGCCGACGAGTACTTCACGAATCGACTGCATGAGTATTCGTGGTTCAAAGCGGCACCAGCAAAGCGTCCAAAGGCATTGATTGCAGCACGTCGAATTATCGACACACTTAATTTCAAAGGTCGGAAAAGTACCGTTTACGCTTTACTACAAGCCGACGAAAACGCAACCGACGAAGAAATACGAATTCAAGAGGCTGCGCAACCTCTTGAGTTTCCAAGGGGAAACGACGAAGAGGTTCCCGACGCCATTAAGATGGCCCAGTTCGAGATAGCTCACTCGCTTCTCGACGGGAAAGACCCAGAGATGGAGTTGGAAAACCTAGGAATTATTTCCCAAGGGGTCGAGTCTGTGCGTACAACGTACAACCGATCTCAAGTTCCAATAGAGCATATCGTGAACGGTGTTCCGAATGCTCTCGCATGGCGGTTTATTCGTCCTTTTCTTAGGGATGAAGATGCCATCAAACTCGCTCGCATTAGCTGAGTGAGAATCTCTTAATTACCGGCTTGAGATACCGGGCTTGTTGGCGTAAGAACCCAGGCTGCGCCAATTGTTTTGTTCTGGGGATTATGAGGACTAGGAGTATGACCGTGCTTGAAATGTATCGTGCGTTCCCTTTTGTTGTCTGCTTTGATGGCGATGGCGATGGCGACGGTTCCGGCGACGGTTCCGGCGAAGGGGAAGGCGAAGGTGAAGGTAGCGGTAATGGTGCTGAGACGAGAACGTTCACACAGGATGAACTCAACAAGATTCTTGCCGAAGAGAAACGTAAGCAACGCGCTCAATCTGAAAAGATTGAGAAGCAGTTGAAAGACACTCTCGCTTCGGCAAAGCTTTCTCAGGATGAGCGAGCGAAGCTTGATGACATGTTGGAGGACGTTCGCAAGCAGATGCGTAGTAAGGAAGAGCAAGCCAAATTCGAGAAGAAGAAACTCGAAGAAGAGCACTCGACACGCATCAGCGATTTGGAAGCCCGCCTGGGGCTTGCTGAAACTCGGTACAAGGACACGATCATTGATCGCGCTCTTATGGATGCTGCTGTAACAGGAGATGCGTTCAATCCGGCACAGGTGGTAACTCTCTTGAAGCCTCACGTGAAGATTGTTGATGACAAACCGATGATCGACTTCCCCGATTTTTCTGAGGATGAGAAGCGAGAGCCAATCACCACTCAGCGAACAGCGGAAGATGCCATCAAGCGAATGAAGCAATTGCCTGATATTTGGGGCAATCTCTTCAAGAGTAACGTGGTTGCGGGAGTCGGCGGGTCGTCCGTTACCGGTGACGTACCATCGGGGCCAAACGGGCGTTACGACTTGCGGAAGTTGGATGGCAAGAAGTATCTGGAACTTCGCAATAAAGACCCGAAAGCTCTTGGGCTTGGCGATAAGTAAGCCCATTCACATCGTGTGCGCCGTGTTGGCTGCACATAAAAGTTAATCTCAAAGAACAGAGGAATGCAAATGCATTTGTACGTGTCCCCGGTGTTCGTCGTGTGTTACGACAATGACGCGATGATCCCGGAAATCTGGGCCGCTGAGAGCGTGGCGATTCTCCAAGAGAATATGGTCATGCCCCGCTTGGTCCACACCGACTTCAAAGATGAAGTCGCGAACTTCGGCGACGTCGTGAATACCCGACGTCCGGCCGAACACCGTGGCCGTCGAAAGGTTGACGGTGATACCGTTACCACGTCGGCGACGAACGCTACGCTGATCCGCGTCCCGCTGGATCAGCACGTGTACGACTCCTTCATCATCTATGACGGTGAAGGTAACAAGTCGTTCCAGGATTTGATCGCGATGCATCTCCGTCCGGCCGTTCAAGGCTTGGCTCGGACGATTGATCGCGGTCTGTTGGGTCAGGCTCACCGTTGGTTCCGTACCACGCCAAAGCGAGCCGGCCGACTGGGTTCCATGTCCAGCAGCAACTCGAAGGATTTCATGCTGGAAGCGGGCGAAATCTTCAACACCAATCGCGCCCCGATTGACGGTCGCAACCTCGTGTTGTCGCCGGCCAGCCAGACTGCGTTGCTCAAGACGGAATTGTTCCTGAAGGCCAATGAGCGCGGAGACGGTGGGGATGCTCTTCGTCGGGCCATGCTCGGCGACATCCTCGGCTTTTCGACCTTTATGAGCCAAACGGTTCCCGGTATCTCGGCGATCAACGCTGATACGGTCGCCGGTACTGTCACCAACGCTTTGGCGGCTGGTGGTAGTGGCTCTCAAGTCGTGGACATTCAAGACTACGAAATGAATGTCGGTGAGTTCTTCACGGTTGCTGGCAACGACCAGCCTGTTTTGGCTACCGCTGTCACGGCGTCGACGGACACGACAGCCGTCACGGCCAATGAAGCCAACAAGTACGCAACGCTGGCTGCGGCCGTTATCACAGCCTACAAGGCGTGTGCTGTCGTTGGTGCCTACTCGGCCGGTTACTCGAAGGACGTCACTGTCGACGGGTACACGACTGACAAGCCTCCGCAAGTCGGCCAGTTGATTGCTTTCGGTACGGGTGGCACTCGTCACGTGTACACGATCATTGAGGCAGAAGCTGGCGATCCCGGTGAAACGAAGCTCCTCCTCGATCGCCCCCTGGAATTCGCTCTGACGAATGACCAGTTGGCGTTCCCTGGTCCGGTCGGCTCGTTCAATTTGGCCTTCCACCGGAATGCTCTCGCCTTCGTCCATCGCCCGATGGCCGTTCCGGCTGGTGCTAACGGTGGTGTCGTGACCCAGAACAACATCTCGATGCGTGTCACGATGGATTATGACAGCACGCTGATGGGTACCCGCGTCAACGTTGACCTCCTGTGTGGTTACGCCCCGCTGGACCTGGACCTCGGTGTCCTCCTGCTCGGCTAACGCTCAGCGTTTTGGATTTTCTCACCCTGCCGGGATTTCCCCGGCAGGGTGTCTTCTTACTTGCATGGAGGTACACAGGTGGAGTTACTGGATTTTCTTAAAGAGTTCGGCCCGTTGGCTGGTGCCGTTCTCTTTTTTATATGGCGAGATTTTCGACGGGAAGATCGTCTGGCTACTCGAATCGAAAAGCTTGAAGACGAGCAACGCGAAGTCATTCTCCCACTCGTCGAACGGACAACGAATGTGATCGTTCAGAATACCGCCGTGATGTCGCGGCTAGAAACGACACTCGAACACATGAGGGTGTCCACCAATGAGACGAGACAACAGTAATCTCATTTTCAGAATCAGGGCCGCCCTGTATAGTCTCACGCGCGAATATGGTGGCGGTCCTCTTTCTATTTACACCAACCTCGGAACAACTACAGATTTACAGTCTGGAGTAAAAACCGTAAACAAGTCTGTAACCGAACTCGATCTCGTTATTATTCTTCCCGCGAAGATAAACCGAGACCTGATTCAAACGATTTCGCAGATTTCTGCAAACAAGGCATTCGTCTACGGCGGTTCATATGACAGTCGTTCTCGAATCTTCATTGTCGACCGCAAGCATTTAACACTCGACACATTGACGCTCAATGACTGGTTAGTCTACGACGGACACAAATACGAAATCAAGCGTATCGAGGAATTCTCCTACGATACAGCATGGGTCATACTTGCTCGGCAAGTAATAGATGACACCCCAGAACAAATCTTTCCGCTTGCTGTGGACCACCGCCTGTCACTTGACTCGTCAAGCGAAAACAACGAGTGAGGACGCCGATGGCAAACCCAAACTGGACACGTTGGATTCACTCGTCCATCGCAGTCTACTTGAAGTCCGTGGCAACTAGCCTGTCGTTACCGACGCTCATAGAGGGGATTGACGACAGATCAGAAGCGTTCATGTCCGCCCCTAACCGGCTGGAAGTTCGAGTCAATGGACCATTTACACAAGAAATAAGCCACGGCTATCATCGTGTCTATGTTGATGTAAATGTCGTGCTGAAATGCCACTTAGGCGGTGAGCTTGTGAATGCATTCACCTTCGACCAGCTTTTAGGCGAATTACATGAAGCTATGGATGGCCCGATCCCGGTTCTCGCCTTTTCATTAGTCCCGGCCGAAAACGACGACCCTGAACACGTTGCGTGTTTGGTTCCACGGTCCGGAAAGAATGACGCGATTCGAGTAATACACTTCGGACAGATAGATCGCACAGACCGAATCCGCGAGGGAATGGTCGACGCGCGGTATACAGCTTACATCGCAAGCTAAATACATTCTTTGTCGCCTAGGTGACTAGCCCTGCATCGGCTGAGTAGATGCATACCGCTAAGCATTCTGCTTTAGCTTCTAGCTACATTTCTGCTTGCGGCTAATGGCCTGCATAGCTCCACAACAATAGGTGTACACGTGGCCCGAATCGAACTGCGCGACGCAGACATCCTGATCCGAGATGGACTGGCTGGCACTGCGGCCGTGAATGAAATGAGTCTCATGGCTGGTGCCGTGGACTTTGATATTGATACTGTCGTGTTGAACACGACTAACGCTGATCTTGTGCCGATTGGCGCTCGTTTCACTGTGGCAGGCGAAACAGGCACTCCGATCCACATCGTTACTGGTCGCACGGGTGATCCGACAACAAACATTGTTTTCACGCCTGGACTAGCTAGCTCTGTGAGCGAGGATGCCGTAATTACCTTCTCGCCACAACAAATCACGGTCAAGGTCGGCGACGGAAACCTCACCTACACCGAGAACAAGAACTACGACTACCTCCTGGATCGAGGAAATCTTGACACCGTTCGGGAAGGCGACGAAGCGCCGCTCGAAATCAGCTTGGAGTTCGTCTACGAGTTCGTGAAAACCGGAACCGGTGAAGCGATAACGCCCGTTGATGCTTTGAAGGGTATTGGTGGGGCGGCTGAATGGGTTAGTTCCTCGGACGATCTGTGTGAGGCGTTTTGCGTCGACATTGTGATCGACCGAGATGCACCATGTAACACCGCTGAGGACGAGATCACGGTGTTTTCGGAGTTTCGCTACGACTCTCTCGAATTCGACCTAAGTGCTGCGACAATTGCGGTAAACGGTCGCTGCAACGTGACCGAACCCGAAATTACTCGCGAGTAACGTCTTAGTTACTGGCCCATCTAACACGCAAGCACAGGAACAGAATACAAAATGGCACGAATTGAACTTCGTGACGCTGACATCCTAATTCGGGATGGCTTCGGCGGCACGGCAGCCGTGGATGATTTGAGCATCTCCGGTAGTGATACAACTCTCGTGATTGACACGCTGGCCGGTCTTCCGAATGCACGCACGACGGTCCCCATCGGGGCGAGATTCACGATAGCCACCGTGGCAACCACTATCTTCACTGTTACAGCGCAGAATGCCAATCAACAGTACACACTAACGATCACGTCAGCGACCGGAGGCAATTTTGATCTAGTTGTTGACGGTTTAGCCGTAGACGATATCGCGTTTGATGCCGATGCCGCAACAATCCAGGCTGCGATCAACGCTGTCATAGGCTCTGGTAATTCCACTGTTACGGGTTCAGGACCATTTGTGGTCGAGTTCATCGGTGATTACCTCGGCATGGCCGTGGTGGCAACCATTGATGACACTGATCTTACCGGTGCCGGCAGCGAAGAAGGTACGCTCGTTGAACTGCACGAGGGTGGGACGACTTGGCAAGTGACATTTACGCCCGCATTGGACGGTGGCGATCTACCAGCCAACGACGATGCGATTGCGTTTCTCCCAATTCAAATCACGGTCAAGGTCGGCGACGGAAACCTCACCTACACCGAGAACAAGAACTACGACTACCTCCTGGATCGAGGAAATCTTGACACCGTTCGGGAAGGCGACGAAGCGCCGCTCGAAATCAGCTTGGAGTTCGTCTACGAGTTCGTGAAAACCGGAACCGGTGAAGCGATAACGCCCGTTGATGCTTTGAAGGGTATTGGTGGGGCCGCTGATTGGACGAGCACTTCTAGCGACCAGTGCGAATCATATTGCGTTGATATCGTGATCGACAGAGACGCACCATGTAACACCGCTGAGGACGAGATCACGGTGTTTTCGGAGTTTCGTTATGACTCGTTGGAATTTGATTTGAGTGCCGCAACGATTGCGGTGAACGGTCGCTGCAACGTGACCGAACCCGAAATCACTCGCGAGTAAGTCGTTTCTTTATAAGCCCGTTTCGGTGGCTCGAATCGGGTTACTTTCTGAGGGAGATAATACAAATGAGAATCGGTGGCGTTGCAATTACCCCGCCCGTCGAGGAAGTGTTGGTACTTCCGCGGGGCGATGCACAGCTTGTGTTCCGCGCAATCGCAGTTAAGACGTGGGATGAGTTTGAGAAACTATGCCCATCGCCCGAACCGCCGAAAATGCTTGTGAAGAACAAGCAAGTGCCAGATGCGGAAGACCCTGGGTACAAGAGTCTTCTCAATACGTGGTATCTGAAGCGATTTGCTTATCTGGTGATAAAGTCGCTTGAGCCTTCCAGTATCGAGTGGGATACAGTTGACATCTACGACCCCAGCACGTGGCTGAAGGTTGAGGAAGAGTTCATAGCGGCCGGAATTACCGACGCTGAATTTCAGAAGATCGTTCAGACGGTTCTTGACGCCAACAGTCTTAACGAGGACAAGCTGAAGGCGGCCCGCGAGGCTTTTCTACATGGTCAGGTTCGGGAGTAACCCGAATTCTTTGGCCTTCTTACCGTACCGAAGTGTACGCGATCTGGAAGGCGTGCAATCGGGTTGGAATCAGACCGCCCGGTGTAAAAGAGTCGTGGGAAGAGTGCGATGCCGATACCCAGGCGTTATTGATCGCTTTCGATCAAATCAGCACTCACGATCAAGCAGAACATGAAGGTCGTCTATTAGGGGCAGGGAAGCCTCCTCCGGCCAAGGGCCGCCGTAGGCGGTGATCGCACCACACCTGACCACGAAGGATAACCATGAAGCTCGTTGCAAAGTTCGAGATACCTTCACTTAACGTAAAGAAGCTTGAACGTACAATCGCGACCGAGTTCTCCGATGCAATAACTCAGGCGGCGCTCGGATGGATCGAGGCCGCGTTGGAAAAGATACCTGTATGGAGTGGAGCGTCACATGCGACCTTTCTACATCTAGCCCGAGCCGTGGGCTTCAGCCTTAACATTCAACCCGCCGGGAACGCGCCGACAAGAGTACAGTACGGCTTAAGAACAAGCGTTGGAGAGGTTTCGATCGAGACGGGTAAGGGAGTATTCACATTTACCTACACAACATCCCTAAAACATCTTGTCTACAACGAATACAACAACGCCAATGTCACTCCCGACCCTGGTTTGCTTTCTCAGCTTCTTCAACCTGGGCCATACAACTTCCAAGATGCAGCTAGAAAGGCCGCTCTTGATGTGCTGAACAACCTCTCTCTTCCAGATGTTACGGAGTTTATCTCCGTAAAGTCTAAGCAGGTTAGCTAATGGCCGACGAGATCAAGCAAATTTTCTCAATAGATGTCCAGGGCGCTCTTCAAGCGTTGACACTATTGGACACAGGCTACAAGAACTTCGCGACGACTCTGGGCACCACAACGGATGCAATAAGGAAATTCAATCGAAGTGCTACAACAAAGAAGATCGACGCGCTAGCGACAAGCTTCAACAACATCAACACGACTGGGTCACAGGCGAACGTCAAAGCCCTCGGGTCTGCCATCGCGTCCAATGTGAAGTCTGGCACAAGCAATGTTGGCCGGTTGACAGCAAGTCTCGAAACTCTTTCTCGCGTTACATTCACTCAGTTTATTGTCCGCGGGCTATCGCAAATACGAAATGCATTGAGGGGGGCAGTCAAGGACAGTGTTGACTTCCAGAAGCAGATCGCGTTGGTGGAAACTATCGACAACAGCGGAACAGGCTTTGATAAACTAGCTAGTGATGCGAGGCAGATATCAAAGAGTTTGGGCGTAGATCAGGTCGAGGTTGCCGCCGGTGCTTATCAATCGTTGGGTAATCAAGTCGGCACAACGGCCGAAAGCTTCAAGCTGCTTGAGGTTTCAACTCGGTTTGCCGAGTCTACTGGAAGTACAACAGCGCAAGCGGTCGACTTACTGTCTGGCACACTGAAGGCGTACAATCTAACGGTCGATGACGCTGAGAGTGTTGCTGGTAAGTTCTTCGTGGCTTTGGATAAAGGCCGTTTGACGTCTTCTGAATTAGCCAACACGATGGGGCGTACCAACGCTATTGCCGCCACGCTGGGCGTGACAATTGATGAGCAGAATGCATTCCTCTCCGCTTCAACGGTAACAGGTACAAAGGCTGCCGAATCCATCACGCAGTTGCGGGCCATCATGTCCGCGTTTATTAAGCCTTCTAAGGCAATGAGCGAGACTCTTAAGAAGCTTGGCTTCGATAGTGGTGAAGCCGCTATTCGAGCATTGGGTTTCCGAGGCGCGGTCATTGCAGTCTCGAAGGCGTCCGGAGGGACGGCAGCGTCGCTTGGTAAAATCTTCCCCAACGTGCGAGCGTTGACTGGTGTTGTTGCTGGCCTGAACTCGCAAAGCAAAATCTATAACGAAACGTTGAGAGAGTCTCAGGACGCTGTTGATCTTCTTGGGGATAAATACACCATCGTCGCCGCTACAGACGCTAAGAAGTTCGAGAAGGCTACAAATGCAATCAGCACAGCTTTCTCGGAAAACTTTGGAGATCGCGTCTTAAAGGCTGTTGGCCTTATTTCGGATTTCGCCGGTGGGGCCGAGAGCCTTTCCAGAATCGGCACTGTGGCTTCTTCTGCTGTGGACACAATCGGCATAAGCATAGCGATTCTTGGGGCAAGATCATTGTTTGCGTCCCAAAGAGCGGGCGTGCTTCTTGGAAACCTACGTGCTATCGCCAACACACCTATTGGAGCGGCCGGTACAATTCTTGCTTTAGCTCCACTAGCATCTGATCTAGGTAACACGATCGGTAAGAAACTAACTGATCTGGCCACTAAGGGTTCAGACGAAGCAGTTAAAGCCGGGGCTGAGGAATTCAACACTTTCAAAAGGAATGAAAAGCAGAAGACAGCAGCGGTCCTTGCTGAGGTAGAGAAGCGAACTAGGGCTTCTCTGAATGCTTTCCGGCAAGTCAATGCGTTAGAAGCGAATGCAAGTCCTCAATTCCAGAAGTCGTTTCAAAATCCAACTAGAGAGTTGGAAAAAACGGTACAGAGTAACCAAAAGATTATTGCTCAGACAATTCAACGAAAAGAAGCTATTATCCTTCAAACAAAGGAGTTGGAGGTCTTCCAGAAAACGGCCGCTGATATCGCGGAGAAAATCGGACGTGCTGGCGCTAACGAAGAGTTAACGACCAATATAAAGGCGAAGATCGCTGAGTTATCACAAGGTCCAATCGACAACGCAAAACTTGCTGAATTATTAAATCTCGTCCAGGAGTTGCAAGAGAAGTCTTCCACAGTCGGCGGTCAAAAAGTCGTATTGGATCAGGTTAGGAGTGCTGCGACGTTGATACAAGAAGCAGCACTCATTCAGGCGAAGCTTGATAACACGCCTAGTGTGTCACTGCTTGATGCTACCATCCAGGCCGCATTACAAGGAATTACAGCAACACAGATTCAAGCTGACGCGATGAACATAGCCATTCAGCAAGGTGCGTCAGGTATGGGCGTGCAAGCTGAAGCCTCCCGGATCATCGCGGAGAACTATGAGCGCGCGGCGGCGGCGGCTTTGCGGCTACAAACGGGTTCAGGATCAGCCGCAACGAACAGAATGTTCGGAGGCTCAATGTCCTACTTCGCGTCCGGCGGTCGCGGTCTGGACACAATCCCCGCCATGCTGTCGAAGGGGGAATTCGTTGTAAACGCTAAGAGTTCACAACGATTCTTCTCGCAAATCCAAGCCATGAATGCTGGTCAAAATCCGGTGTTCAGACAAGACGGTGGTGGTGTCACCAACAACACCAACATCGGTGATATCAATGTGAACGGCTCGAAGTCGCCCGAAGCAACAGCCAAGGCCATCGTTTCGCTCATCAATCGTGCTCAACGACGTGGCTTGGCGAAGATTCGCTGATCCGCATCTATTTCGCGCCGCCGGCCGCTGCCAGACGGTGTTCACTTTTTCTCCTCGGGAGAGTCTGTATGTGTAGTGTTATGAAAGTAGATCAAGCGGCCGACTGTAATATCGTCCGGGCCGCTGATCGGCCCCAGGTCGATAAGTTGCCGTTGCGTGGTCGATTTCAAGTCGAGCATATTCGAGACGGAAAAGTCATCGGTAAGCACGACTTCCCTAACGGCATCACGAATGAAGGCAAGAACTTCCTTCTGGACGCCATGTTCCATGCCGAAGCAGCCCTATCTGTGTGGTATATCGGACTGATCGACAACTCCGGTTTCAGTTCGCTGGACGCCGCCGATATTTATGACAATATCGACCAAGCTGGCAACAACTGGGATGAGTTCAAGCTGTACACCGACGACGCAAACGGTGACAGCACAACGACTCGACCGACGTGGACCGAAGGTTCTGCGTCTGGTCAGAGTATCACCAACGCCTCTCCGATCATCTTCGACATCACTGGCACCGGCACGGTGAAGGGTGTCTTCGTGGTCGGTGGTACGAACGCTCAGACCAAGGGCGACCACACCGCTGGTTCGGGTCATAAGCTCTGGGCGACTGCCCTCTTTACTGGTGGCGACGTTGCGGTATTGAATGGAGACCAGCTTAAGGTCACTTACAGCGTAGCAGCCTAATTGTTAAGCTGCTTCGTCTGGACGTACCCTGCCCGATCGGTGTTCCCATATTGCCTTTCTGGTAACACCGTATCTCGCAGCCAGCATGTTTACAGGCTCGTTAGAGTCGCAGATTTCCTGATGCTCTTTCGGGCCTATTTTCGTGTTACCTTTTGAAGCTACAAAACGCCCGCGATCAGCCCGTTGATCCGAATTATCTTGTGGTGTGCCAAGAAACAGATGCTCTGGATTGACGCAGCCAGGATTGTCACAGGTGTGCAGCATGTCCCAGTTTCCGGGATCGACCCCATGTTCTAGGACATACATAACTCGCGGAGCGAGTAGCTGAACGCCATATAGCTTGATGTTCCCGCGACCAAGCGTGTTGCAGCCTCCCAACCAAGGCCAGCATCCACGTTTACTTTTGGCAACACGTCGCCAGAAGTTACGCACTTGCTTTGGCGACAATTGATGTAGTCTCGGCCGCGTATTGCAGCTTTCTGGCTGATGATCGGCCAGTGGAAACAGCGGTAATCGTTCTTCTTGTCCTCGCATATAGAAGCACGGTGCAACTGCCGTACCAAATCTCTCCCTCGCCAAGACCGGGGTCGGCTCCTAAGGTCGGCCCCGGTCTTTCTTTTTATGGAGTTACCAAATGGCACTTAAATGGATCGAAGGTTTTGAAGCCTTTGGTGCGTCTGGTGATCCCGGCGGGATGGACGCAAAATATAGCGTAACAAACATTACGTTTTACACAATGGTCTCTGGCCGCTTCGTCGGTGGCAATGCCATCGAGATGGACGGCTCCGGAAACAACCGCCATTTCCGCACACCCAACATCATCAGCACACCAACGATGGTTGTTGGATTTGCCTTTTACAATCCAGGTTCTTCAGGTGATCGCGAACTCCTTGAGTTCTTTGATGGCGATGCAGTTCTAGGAATGAACATCCGCCTGTTATCTACTAATGAGTATCAGGTTCGTCGAGGTACGACAGTTCTAGCCTCTACTAGCGGTGCTGGTGTGACGGGTGCTTGGCACTATATCGAGTTCAAAGTGGTTACTGACGATTCCACAGGAAGCTACGAGCTTCGTATTGGGGGCTTCGATGTCTTAAGTGATTCGGGAATTGACACAAAGGCGAACGCTGGGGGTGCATCTGACCATCATGCCTCTTTCAGATTCAATTCGGCAATTGCCGGCGGGCGAATCGACGATGTGTACTGCGACGATAGTGATTTCGTTGGGGACCACAAGGTTGTCACGATTTTCCCGGACGCTGCGGGCGATGACACAGACTTTACTCCAAACACAGGCGCGAATTTCCAGGCAGTTGACGATAAACCTCACGATTCTGACTCCACATATGTCGAGTCGGGCACAACTGATGACCAGGATTTGTATGGTGTGCCCACACCAACTGGTGTGGGCACGATAGTCGGTGTTCAACACAACATTGTATGTCGCAAAACCGATGCGACAGATTTTGATATCAAGCCCGTGTGTAAGAGCGGCGCAACCGAGAGTGTTGATTCTGCGCAAACGGTCAACAGCACGAGCTATGACAACAAACGTCGCATACTAGAAGCTGATCCAGACACAGCTTCAGCTTGGGATGCTGCCGGTCTAGGGACCGCCCAATTTGGATACAGAGTGGGTTAATGCTTCGTTGTACGCAAACTTACATCTCGGTCCTTGGACGAGACATTGGTGCCACAAGAGTCACACAGACTTATGTGTCGCTTCTATGTAAGAATTCGTATGATACGCTGAGCACATCAGTCTTAGAACCGTCCCAAGAGGCCGTTGCTAGCCTCTCTGGCGTCCATGACGTCTCGGCACTGTCCGTCCTTAATATCACCAGCATAGGCAATATTGTTATGGCTTTGAGAAGCACGCAAACTTACGTGTCTGTGCTTGGTAGAGATGACGGGGTATTACGTGCTACACAGACATATGTCTCTATTCTGTGTGTAGACGACTCTGGTGGTTCCGAGCACAATGAAGCTGCAACGTCAACGCTCACCCTGACGCAGGACTCCCTGTCTGGTCTATACTCCAGAGACGCGGAATCCACGTTATCACTTACTTCGGAGGCAACTGCCCCGAAGATTTATAATGCTGTAGCCGAGTCGACTCTTGCGATAATCTCCACGTCAGTGGGCGAACCGCCCCATGATCGAAGTGCTAGTGACACATTAGAACTGACTCAGGACGCATTGTCTGGTATTTACTTTGCTTCAGCAGAAGATTCACTCTTACTGGCAGACGTTGGCCGACAGACAGAAGAATACTCGTCAACCTCGCAGTCAACATTGGTGTTGACTGATTCAGTGTCAACACTGCCAACAGGCCGTGTGGATGCCACCAATCCATTGTTTTTGGTTCAAGATGCTGATAACAATATCAAGGTTAGGTTTCTAACAGACTCGTTATCTCTTGTTAGTGCTGCGACCGCCTTTACGGTAAAGCAAGCTAGCAACACGATTGAGCTTGTCGACGGGGCGGTGCAAGGAATCATCTCCTTCACTGTAACCGATACTCTTGAACTCGTAAGCTCGGCTAAGAATGCGTTCATCCGGCTGTTCACCGAGGATCAGACATTAACATTGTCTGATTCTGCTCGGTCCAGCATCCGGATGCTGAGTGCGTCTGACGCTATCGAAGTGACGGACACCCTTGTGGTCATCCGACCTTGGTACGTGTCCGCTACAGACGAATTGCTGTCTATTGAGCAGGTCTACGATCTAGACACTGACTCGCTTATAGACGTAGTGACTGGCCTAGACCAAGCTGCGTCCGCGACAGTGTTTGGCCCACGTTCGGGATCAAACATCATATCGTTTGCTCAAACCGCTATTGGCTCCCATGTTAGAGCCGATGGAATCTCGGTTGAGGCTGTCGACGAGCTTGCGTTAGACGACGTAGCTCAACTTAGCATCACGGCTGATGCTAACAACGACCTTGCCGTTACGCAAACTGCCAGCGGTAACACTTCAAGGCCAGCCTCCAATACGCTGTCGTCGCTTAACTCGATCGCCTCCTTTGTTATTGTTCGTGGCGTAGCTAGTGGTGACACGATACTCATCAAGCACGCGGTGGCGTTTGTCCTAGAAAAGGATGATACGCTCTGTTCATACTCTCCGTTCGTCGGAGATAGTAGTGATCCAGATGCCCCGACACCGCCGCCTTCAACTTACACTGCGGCCCAGGGGACGCCCGGCTTTCGGCTTCAGTACCCGGCTACGGGTTCTGTGACTGATGAATTGATTCTGCGAGCGCCAAATCTAGGTAACGTTGATCGGATCGCCGCTACGCGGATCAATCGCGAAACGCGCGGCGGAACGTTGATCGTGTATGCAGACCCGATCTGGCCGAAGGTAGAAACATTAGTTCTGTCCTTCAGCGGTTTGACCGAATCAGAAGCTCAAGACCTTCTGACCTTCATGGAAGAGCACATCGGAGAAGACATCAAGCTTATTGATTGGGAGAATCGGTTGTGGGCGGGGGTTCTGTCTAATATCCAAGACCCCATTGTTCAGGATGGTCGTGGATGCCAGTATACAGCCAGCTTTGAATTTGAGGGAACTAAGGTCTAACCATGATTAAATTGGAAGCACCATACCCATCAATTCAGACTATCTCATTATTGCCAAACCCCGATCTCGGTGATGCAGAAAGCTTGACGGCTTCTGTAACGCTAAAGCGGGCAACAGACGGAACGCTTTATTCATATGTCAAAAGGAAAGGCGGGAGGCGGAAGAGCACTTGGACTCTACGACTGGTTCGCCCGAAAGCGTTGGAACTACGAGCGTTCTTCCTGTCTTATGCATCCAGCGTCATCAGGGTAACAGACCATAAGGAAAGGGTGTGGATCGGACATTTCACGAACAACCCAGTGGAATTCGACACACCAGTACGCGCTGCTCCGGGGTTTGGCGACCTCCGTGGGGAGCTTCAGACTATTACACTTGAGTTCGAGGGAGTTGAACAATGAGGAACATTTCCTCTGCCGGTTTAGACGCAATCGCACAGAAGCGAGGCACAGAGCCTTTGCTAATCATTGAAGTTGAATGGGCGGATGGTGTAGCAACATCCTACGCCGATCGAACGATAGGGGACATCCAAGGTAAGATTCTACAGGTCGGCAACCTGAGCAATGTCGTTGACGTTGTGAACTCGAATAACTCGCAGGAATTAAGCATTATCCTCGATGATACAGATGGAACAATCAAAGGCATCTTTGACTCACAAGACGTACATCAGAGGACAGTTCGTGTTTATCAGTGGTTCCACGGGTTGGATATTGCAGACAAGTTCCTGCTGTTTTCCGGAAAGGTCAGTAGCCCAGTCTCGTGGTCAGAATCCGACCGAACGTTCTCATTCTCAATTGTGTCGCAAATCGAAGACAAAGAATTCGGGTTCTCGGCAGAAGAAGGTGAATTCCCCTTCGTTCCGAAAGACCTAGTTGGAAAACCCTGGCCTGTAATCTTCGGCCTATGCCTTGATGTTCCAGCACTACAAGTTAATAAAGCTGTTTCTGGTTCTACTCTTTGTGGTGTTGGCATCTTGTCTGGTGAGGCGTTACACAATGCTGTCGACTCTGGCGGCACGGACTGTTCGCTTGGAACGTCGTTGGCAATGATGCAGCAGCAGATCAGTTTTTTGAATGTCTGTGCCAATGTGTGGTCGGGGGTGGATAATGCTAAAGCGGACGAACTGATTTCTCAGGCCAACGACATCCGAGCTTCGTTGACGGCCTCGGTCAACAGCAAAGCACTGCAATTAATCTGTGCTGCACAACAGCGTGCGAAGAAGGTGAACGACGCCAAAAACAACGGTCTTGGGTGCAACCCAGTGCGTATACTGGGTGGCGAGGATTTTCCCCAGAACACCACGCTCACCCTCAATATAAATGGGGGCATTTTCGTAGGGCATATGAATGGTGACGTATTCACCATAACGTCTCGACGACACGCGGAGAATGATGCGAAGGCAGAAAGCTTATTCGATGGTATAGAAGCTTCGCAATGCGAGACGCCAACACCGTTATCGAAGTTTGATTTCCAGATGGTCGTCCCACCTGGGCGAGGCGATAACAGCGGGTCGACGATTCGCCGACACGGATTTGTGATCTGCAACACTCCGCAGAAGTCTCGCCCGAGTACGCCACAGGTCGCCCAACACTTTTGGGCAGATGCCGGTAGCCGAGTGGTTTTGGGTCAAGACGAGCCAATAACATACATCGCCTCAATCACACCGGGCACAGTGCTGGCTGTTAAGGCGTTTAAGACCTTAAACGGTGAACGTAAGCTAGTCAATGTCCCAAATGATCTGTGGGTGCAGCAGCAAACAGTCTACGGTACGATAACCGCACAGGAAGTCGTTCTTGATAAGCCGCTGTCGTCGATCGTGGATCAGGGGTGGGAAGATGACATTTACGTTACGTTCGACTCCACTATCGGTCCGGATACAGTCGAGATTCTCGAATGGATTATCGACAACTACACCGATCTCGATTACGACACGACCAGTTTTGACTCGGTACGAGTCAAACTTGAACCATTCCCATCTAACTTTCCAGTATTAGATCGTCGGAATACGGTTGACTTGATCCGGGACATTGCCTTTCAAGCACGTTGCGCGGTGTGGCTGTCGAATGGCGTGTTTTTCTTGAAGTACCTTCCGGAGGAGCCAGACTCAGACGCGACTATAACGGTATCCGACATCGAGCCGGGTACAGTTGAAGTGGGGCTTACCGCGACCGAAGACATCGTGACGAAGATGGTGGTCACTTGGCACTTAAGCTGGGCCGATGAGAAACCACCCACAATCGTGCTCAGGAACAACGAGGATAAGTATGGGGTGAAGAAGGGCGACTTTGACTGGTTCATCTACAACCAGCCAGATATCGTTCTAAAGGCGGCCACATTCTGGTTGATCCGTAAGTCAAATACTTGGAAGAGGATGCGTTTTAGCTCGTTTCTTAATCTCTTAAACATCGAGACGTTTGACACTGTGACCTTGGACGTTCCGGGGTACGTGGCATCGTCGGCGGTCAAAGCGGTTGTTGAACAAGCGGACTATGACTCTGACAATAATACCATTTCATTTGAGTGTTTAGTACCAGTTCGCGTTGGGACGCTGACCAAGTATAAGTTCTTTTGGCCCTCCGCGCTAACTGTAACTGACACGTATCCACCACCTGATGAACCACCACCATCAAATGGTGTCGTCGGCGAGCTTCCGATTGGTTTCACCGGGGGAATAGGCGATGGTGGGACCGTGTTTGTCGGGGGACCCAACGTCGTGTTCAGACCCCGCTCAGGCCGTGGCGATCGAACACCGGGTGACTCTGGGTTCGTTGCGCAGACGATTATTCCGGGGACAGTGTTTGCCAATGTCCAATCGTCTTTGAATCCGAATCCCGATTTGACTCTCACTTATGTCGATCCATTACCGCCCAACCAAACGGCTACCATGCCGGCTGGGCCTCTGGTCATCGACATCAGGACAACCAAGATCATTGACAGCGATAACGACAGTCAGCAAGCAATTCTTGCGGACATCCTTCGCATTCGTTCGGACGAAATTGTGATCCGCACGCAGTCTCAGTTCTATGATGGCGATAACCAAGCAGAATTCGCCTTCGAGTTTGATGACGAAGAAAGCAAATTTGGCGCAGACATCGCTTACCTGGGACCATAGTCAATGAGACGAGTACCACATGAGGGTATCGACCACTTCTTCATGCATAGCATCCACCTTGAAAGCCGAACGATATACATTGGAGACGGGAGCAACGGAGAGATCGACTCTGATGTTGCTAAGATGGCAATCAAAGGGCTGCACATCTTGACGAATGTCAATGCCGAAACACCCATTACGCTGTACATCAACAGTATTGGTGGGTGCTGGTTCTCTGGCATGGCAGTGTACGACATGATAAGATCATGCCCGTGCGAGGTCACTGCCTACGTGTTAGGCTCTGCCATGAGCATGGGATCAATAATCCTACAGGCAGCAGACAAGCGAGTGATCTACCCCAGTGCTACTATCATGGTCCACGACGGGTATGAGTCAAGCGCCGAAGTCACGCCACAGACGTTTGAGAATTGGGCCGAACACAGCAAGAAGACTCGCGCCAAGATGTATAAGATATACTCTGAGCGGTCAGGTCGGCCAATAAGCTTTTGGCGTAGAAAGTGTGCCGCAGATACAATCCTATCTGCGGCAGAAGCAAAGACCTTTGGTCTCGTCGATTCCATTCAAGGCGAATAACAATGACCCCGCAGCTACTCTGGTGGCTGCGGGGTTTTTTCGTTGGATCGCAGATGGCACATATTACACTCTGTGGTGCTAACCTTTTTTAGATAGTGTTCACACTTGGGTTGGTCACACATATGTATGATAGACAACCCCCCTGTTTTAAGATCATTGCCCACGCCAAGCATGCGCGTATCACACATCTGTAGCATCGGACGCATTATCCAACGGTCCTCAGAGTCCCTTAGGTAGCCCGCTATATCAGATGGCTCAGAATTATCAGGGTCAAATACTAACGAACCATCATCGCCAATTGACTTAACTTTGCTTCCGTCAGACAGAGACAACGACGGCAATGCAGTTCTCAACTGAGTGACTTCGCCTTTTACGGTATGGGCCACCGCTATTGGAATGCTATTTGTAATCTGTTGAATAACATTATTGATATCATTCTCTGGTATTACTTTTCGGTTACAACAACTCATATTGTGTCTCCTGTGTCTCCTGTGTCTCCTGTGTTAAAGCCAACACTAATTGCAGTCCGTAGCCTCGTTGTTAAGCGGGCAGGCTTCTTCTTCACTCGGAGAGATGTTGATCTCTATGTTGTCTATGCTGAAGATTGATTCCTGGTCCGACTTAGTGCTGTTGGCAAACTCTTCGACGGCTTGTAGAACTATTAGTTCTGCGGCTGACATGGCCTCTTCTTCTGTGCCATCGAAGGGGAATTGCAATTCCTCTATGCATACCAACTGCGTGCGAAAAGTTGTGTGTTCCACTAGATAAGGGTCACAGTTTTCATGGAACTCAGGGGGTGCGCCACCAGGAGGCCAATTAAGTGCCATAACAGCACATATCTGTCCGTTTTCGGAGTCATCATAAGTTGTAAACGTCGTTTTAAGAATCACCCTCGCATTTGCGTTGCCCAACCAACAATTATCCTCCTCACAACACCCTCTATCAATCGCCTCTTTCAAGCGTGTGAGTACGAGATCACTCCACCTTCGTTTCGTGATTCGTTCGTCAAACTCTGCGTCAAACAGGTCGGCATTGTCAGGACATATCTCGATCAGTGAGTCCTTCATGGCAGTCACGTCATCATTGGATGACCATCTGTGATGCTCGCCCGCTTCCTCGACTTTAGTACCTGCCTCGCACTCGTCAACTAGGGAATTATGAGGGATAACATATTCTTCATTCCATTCCTGTTTTGTGAATTTGTCGCCTTCGGCCATTAGAACTGCCTCATCGTTACAAGTCGACGGTACACTTCCGCTTCCGCTAGGCAGTCGTGCAAAGCATCGTGTGGGTGGTCGTTTACCACACCTAGGGTTTGACACAATGCCGTCAACGAGACTTTCTGAAATGGGGGTATCTCTCCCCGGAACACATACTCATCGTTTAAGAACAGTGCCGAACTCATCGAGTCGCGTGCAAGGAAATGGAATATATTTGATACAAGAGACTGTCCCATCCAGCTATCCAAGAAGCCACGCTCGAACGACCAGTTCTGTGCTAATGGGATCAGTCGTTTGTCAACCGGGAGGTCAAGACTTTCAAACCATTCAACAAGTAGATCAGCAACTCGGCCGGGAGATGGCGCAGTACGAAACAGTTCGTTCACGTCGAGACCGTGAACTTTTGTTGCTTGCTTCTCTTCGCGATCTGGATGAAGTGGTGCGATGTATCGGTTGAACGGCCGTACACCGGGCAGTGGTCTTAGATCGGAGTTTAGTGGGACGACTGCAATTTGGATTATCTCGTGGAATCCCGCTCTCGATCCTGTTGTTTCAACATCGACGGCCGCAAGAACATTCCCTCTCACATGAGGGAGTGTTGAATAGACTGTTGTCATGCTGCCTGCCTTTCAGCGGCTTCGATTGCGAGACGCTCAACTTCGTACCCCCACTGTTTTTCTGATTCATCTTGGACAATAGGTTTCCCCTGTTTTATGAGACTTGACACTTCTTGAGCGTCAAGTCTAAGATTGTGAATGTCACCGTCGGCCCCTAAAACCATATCCCATCCACGATAGTCTAGCAGCGCCCGATCCGATACAGTGTTTCTGGGCGCAAAGCCTGGACGAACAACCTTGATTAGCGTGGCACCAAGATCACGAAGTGCGTTGACCTCATTAGGGAAGCGAACATCCGGAATAACGACGTACTCAACCCCATGATTCGTTTTCAGCACATAGTCGATCCATGTGTTCTGATAGACGTGCTCTCGAAAGCACGGGGTGCCTACTTTCACCCAAAGATCAACCGGCGTCATTCCAAGTTCAGGAATAATCATGTCTCGGTACTTCTCGCCTTCCGGTGTGTCGTAGAATATCGCGTCTCTAACGCCAGCCCAGGCATAAAGCTGATGGCAGATGTCTTTCAACTTCCAAGCGAAAGAAATCTTCTTAGCGATTGGAATATCCGAGTAGCTGTTTAGATAGTTGATGGCCGCGTCCGCGAATGTATCCTTGCCAGTGCGAGAGTAGCTACCAAGACCGATTATCTTCATGCAATCTCCAAGTCAGTGCAAAGGATGGCATTTCCGTTTATGCGTTTCTTAAAAGCAACCATCTTGGTGGCCATGTTATTCAATGGTTCTATTACATGAGGGTTGAACGCTAGTATGTCCCCGCTCAGAAGGTCGATCATTTCGATCTCCTCACCGAGATGTCTAAGGAACGCCCCAAGTGTCAACGGTACTTTTGTGATAGTTTTAATTGTCCCGTCGACAAGAAGCAATGATGCCATCTCTACGATGCCTTCCTGATGATCTTTCCATCTTTCACCACGAAGGGAGCAATATCCGATTTTACTTCACTAGCCCCCCAAGCACAGTTGACTAAGAACGTCTTGTTCCCGGTGCCCGTACCTGTTTGGAATTTCAACGGTAACGCGCGTGTTGTCTTGATCCTGGTCCAAAGATGCTTGTCCTCGACCGGGAGCCATTCCTGGAAGCAAGCATATAGATCAGCAAACGGAATTAGCGATCCAGGAACATATTGCACATACTCTGAAAGGAACGCTTCCATCGCAGAGCGGTTCTTCTCGGCCGCCTTCTTCTTGTGCTCTGTTGCGACCATTGGGATTCGTAGGCGACCTGTGTACGGCGGAAGTTCTATATCGAGCAGTGTCCGCATGAAGTGAGGGGCTTCCTCTTCCAATCGCTGCATCAAAAGCTTCTTTGGTATTTCTCGGTCGTGGTCGAGATCGGCAACGTGAATCATTGTGATCCGGGTGTCGCCCTCGAACACCGGACACGCTTCTGCGTGATTACTACACTGAAACCAGTGCGTCATGTTGTCCAGCATGTATGAGTCAGTTCGCATCCGGCGGATGCTAAGCTTCCTTGCGGTGACGGCTTCCTTGATCTTCGCCAATGCCCCAGGTGTTTTAGAGATGTCTTTTTCTTCGACGACACAGAGGATTGCGCCCGCCAACTCACCGTTGAAGTCGGATTGATTCGTCAGCGACCGATCTGCCTTGACCACGCCAGATGTTACCAGCAACTCGAAGGCTTCGTGTAGTGTTGATTTGCCGTTGTCCTCTGAGCCAAAGAGGAAGATGTATGGAGTTGGTTCGGACGGCTCAGTGAGAATCGAGGCAAAGATAGCACAGAGGTAGTCCGCACCAGTCTTTATATTGGCCTGTTGTGCCCAATCAAGTTCTTTGAGGTACTGAGTAAGGTCGTCGCCGATGTGGTCGAATACCATGTCCCAGTGCGGGTGCATACTGTAGTCACCATCATTCCTCGGCGATGGCTGGAACCGATACTGCGGAGCCTTGTAATTCCACTGTCTGTTACCTGGATACTCGGGCTGGAAAGGAAGCATTACCAGCTTCCAGGGCCGGGCTGATAAACCCCCCATGATCTCTTCAGCTTCGGGTTTTGAGTGTCCTAGGAACTGCAAATGCATCTTGACTTCTGAGGCGGGTTTCTTTGTCCATTCTTGGTCCCGCTTTTGGAGTGACCACCCAGCGGATTCGCCAGCTATTGTCTCAAGGCAGCGAAGAATCGCGTCGTAATCCGTTACTTCGACTTTGGTCGGTTGGGTGGTGACATTAAAAACCTGTGTCCAAGCAGTTTTCTTGTCCGACGAGTTCCAGTTCGTCATGCCTTTCCGCTCGTCGTCAGCTTGTTTGTCAATCTCGATTGCGAGTTTTCCTTCTCTCGATTTCTTGACAACCGCCTTGCGTTCCTTTAGGTGGTCTTCAACAGAGACAGTTGCCTCAGGATTTATCAGCTTGGCGACTTCTATCGCGTGCGACAGGGTGTCAAACTCAAACCCCCCTTTGCAAAGCTCTCGGCCGCCAAGTGATCGAGCCGCTACCTCGAATGTGGCACGAACGTTGAACCAGCATGTTGTCCAACCCTGACCGTCCTGTTCCCAAGTCGGAGACTCGGAGGCACCAGGACCAAACCTGAAGAACTTCCAACCACCGTGGTCCAACGGAAATCCAAAGCAGTTTGGCGTACCGAGATCAGTTCCTCGCGAATTTGTCTGAAACACACCGTGTAGGCCGAGTTCCTCTTTATGGTCCATCAGCTTGGCTAATCCCGTCGTGTGGGTTTGAAGCAGATGGTGGTCCGCCACCCAATTTACGACGACGCCGGTCTTAACCAATTCGTCTTGGATCATCTTGTGCGTGGCATCAATCGGCACTCGCCGGTGAGCACTCGCCAACTGATCGAACATGTCTTCTTCGGTATCCGAGATTCCACCGACTTTCACCTTAGTTCGACGGCGACTGACTACTTCGATGTGATCTCGCCAGTTTTCCGGAAGTGCGGTAAACGCTTCGGTGGACGCCTTCAGCAACTCCAAGCCTTTATTCGCTTGGCTAGACTTGCGATGCCACAACCACATGTTGCCACCGCAAGAGTCAATCTGCGCACTGAAGTCGAACCCTGCATCTCGGCTCATTTCCCCAAGAACACAACGGGCCAAAGCCATGTGTTCTGTGTGATTCTGGATGGGGATAGCGTTTAGTAGAACATAGAGATGGAGACCAGCGCCACCAGTAGATCGACGAGCTTCGACGTAAGGTAGAGCTTTGGCAGCTTCTCTGACTCGTTCGAGATCATCCTTTGACACACCGACCCCTGCGGCGTGGCCGGCAATGTCGTCGAAGTCAAAGCCAACCCAACGCGATATCTTGTTCTTCCAATCCCAGCCTGTGCTTCCTATCCCATCACAATGTAGATCAAGTGGGAAGTCGATCTCGTAATCACGAAACCATGCTTCGCTGTAAGCGTCACGAGGAATGCGATAGCTAAACCACTGGTGTATTCCGTCCGTGTACGTGGATCGCTTCCCGTTTACAGGTTCGCCTTTACCACTAGAGACGTTGACTTGTGTCTCCATGTCGCAGCCATAGGACAAGTAACGAGCCAGCAAGTCTGGTCCGTTATGCTCGCCTTTATTCAGCTTCGCATTTAAGAAGCTGATGACTGAACTAACCGCCGTTGGCATTTAGTTACTCTACGTGTTTGTAAGCTCGTCTGTTCCGTATAGCCACAACCCACAAAGGGCTACACCCTAACTCCTTCGCCCATACTCTTGCCCGCTTTCGCCTCATGCTTCGTATGTCTCGGACAATATCGTCCGTGATATTGAGGGTCTTGTTTGGTGTACCTACACCGCACCGACCTTTTGCCTTCTTATCCTCCATGTTTTGCTTCGGTGTGCCGAGCCATAGATGCTCGGGATTGACGCATAGTTTGTTGTCACATGTATGGCACACATAGAGACCATGTGTGAATGGGCCATTTGCCAAAACAAATGACACGATATGCGATGGGCCAATCCCCGCGTTTCCGTACCCGTTGTCAAAGGCATCGCCTGTCCAAATACGACATCCGTCTGTGTTGCTCTGAGCGATTAACGACTCAAAGAGGTCGCGGGCCTTCTGATTTCTCAGGATGTACTTCTTCATGTGTCCTCGCTAAGAGTATGTGCGGATGCTCGGTGTAAATTCCGAAAACGCCGGTTTCAGTTACCGAATGAGTGCATAAGTTGTGCCATTTGTCGTCGTCGTCCGGCCGTAACTGGCGTTACCGTCTCAGGTTAGTACTTATTGATATGAAGTTAGTTAGTTAGTTCAGTTCTAACACATCATAAAAGGAAGTTGGCAAATGACCATGTATGGAGAAGCGGGCGGGGCAGACTAATAACTAATTACCGACTCTAACGGTCACACCTCCTGTACCGTTTGTAACGGAAGACTATCTAATTCGTAGATAGTTGACCCTTCTCGGAATTTGTCCCAATTTTCCGCACATACTCTTAGCGACGGAAAGGACGCAATCGTGGAACACGACATTCAACTGATCCCGATTGGTGAGGTTCACGAACCGTTCATAGTTCTCCGACCAGTCATTCGAGACACAGGCCACTACTTAGACCTCGAATCGAACATCAGAGAGAACGGCCTATTTGATTCAATCTGTGTCAGACCTGACCCAAGAAGGGCCGGGTACGAAGTCGTAGACGGGCTTCACAGACTCGACATTTGTAATGGTCTTGGCTACGAGAAGATTCCGGCAATCATCAAACATGGGATGAGTGATACGGAGTTGATGGCAGCGCAGATTGCTGCTAACGAAGCTCGGATACCATCAACACGTATTGAGTTCGCAAGACATCTGAGACGCCTGGAAGAGGAAATCCCAGACGCAACGCTAAACGATCTTGCCTACATGGTAGGTCGCTCACTGACATGGGTTAAAGACCAACTCGAACTTCTTTGGATCAAACCGGAGTATCTCAAGTACGTCGATCGCGGAGACATGCCGGCAGGGAACGCATACCTGTTTGCCAAGATTCCTAGATCATTACAAGAAGAACATCTTGACAAGGCATTAACGTGGCCCAAGCGAGACTTCCAACCGTTAGTTGCACAAATCGTTAAGAAGACGTTCGAGGAGTGGAGGCAAGGAAAGCTTGAGAAGCTTTACATTGAAGAATTCGTTCCACATCCTTATCTTCGCTCGCTCAAACAGGTGACGAATGAGATTCAGTCAGGTAAGAATGCCGTCATACTCCTTTCTAAGAGCAACGCAAAGACATCCTACGACGGTTGGATGGCGTGCCTTGAATGGATAACAAACATGGATGAGGCCAGCAAGGCAAAACGAATACGAGATATGCAAAAGAAACGACGAACACATGCACAAGAAAGGATCGACGCCGATGCGCAAGAACTAGACCAATCTTCTGAGCACGACGCTTAGCTCACCACTTCTTTTCTTTCTTCTTTTCTTTCATTGAGGTAACTCTGTGTCTAGCAATGCGCTCATTCCTCTCGATTTGAACCAACTCCCCTCCACGCAAGTCGGGACCGACGACATGTTCGCCGATCTCGCAAAGAGTCAACAGTTTCTTGGACGCCTACAACTCTACACCAAGGGCGCTGCCGTCAATAAGCGGCTCGTGGCCCCTGGCGAGTACGGCATCCCTGAGAGCGGTGACGAAATAACCCGGCTCGGAGATTCTGTTGACGTGATTGTTCTCGCCCGACGTCCGAAAGCTCTTGATATGGGCGACAAGGACGCGATCATCAGCAACTACGATCCGGAGACGGATCAGTTCAAGGATATTGCCAACCGTTCTGGTAAACCGAATTCCGGGTGCATGTATGGGCCGAGTTTCCTGGTCTTTGAACGCACAACGGGTCGGTTCTTGGAGTTCTTTTGCGGAACCAAGTCTTCGCGATCGGAGGCGGGGAAAATCTACCCGTTCCTCCCACTATCGAAGACGGACATCGAGCGCAAGGCTGCGGCAGGCGTTGATGTCTCCAAGATGGAAGAGCATGGTCCTCTAGCGATGACCATGAAGTCTCGTTTGGCAGAAGCCAAGGACTTCTCGTGGCATGTCCCGGTGATCCTTCCGTGTTCGACACCGTTCAACAAACTTCCTAAGCCGGAAGTCGTTATCGCAGAAATCACCAAGTTTCTGAAAGTCAAGGCTGAGGGCGGCGAGAAGGTGGACGAGTCGACCGTCAAACAACGGCGTGCCCGCTAAGTAAGTGCGTCGGTAAGTAAGTGTGCAAGTCCTACCGGGGCGTTATCGCCTCGGTAGGTTGTTTCTCCTGGTACTGCTAATGAATGTAGATGCCCTGTTAATCACGAAACCCGCGATTGATTTCAAGAACTTACTTACGATCTCACATCAAGCGCTGGGATTCTCTCCGGCAGCGAAATCGGATTCTTCTCGACGTGACCTCTCCGATTCTGAGAGATACCTATCCTGCTTGGCCGCCATGAGTGACCCGGAAGCGCCGGTCGGCTTAGCTTCTCATCTTCTTACTCACATCTCCTTTTCTGTGCTCATAGCTGTTGAGCAGTTTGATCTTTTGGAAGTCATAAAGACCTGCGGCGGGATGCCGGTCGTACCTGTGGAATCACGTTTCAGGAATCTCTATTTGGCGGTACTTCACGGAAACCTTCAGCAGTGGAAAGACGCTGTGATTGCTGGTTGCCGTCTGTATAGCGAAGAGGTTCGTGAATTGTTCTGCAAGATCATGGGTCAGTTTGAGTCAAATGGAGTTAGCGTGTGGAATGACTTCAACAAGAGATACGACACTGACAACGCTACATTCTATCTCGAACATCGCAAATGATTACTGATATCAAGCTGATTACTGAAACAAAGTCGGGAACGCTCGTGAAGGTTCCTGCAACTGTTGAGTACAAAGATGGGCGAATCTTCTTCCGTAAATCGCCGTTTGCTTTGAAAGATGAAATCAAAGCAATGCGAGGCAGTAAGTGGCACGGTTTCGACGAGAAGCCACTTAAGGTTTGGTCAATTGAAGACTGTCAACGAAACAGGTTTCAACTCGAATACATGCAGGGCGAAAACCCATACGAATGGTTCGATCAAGAGTTAAAAGTACATGAGTATACACGCCCGTTGATGGTCCATCAGAAGTTCATGTCTGACTGTGGACTCACGTACCGCTTTCAAATTTGGGCAGCGGAAATGGGAGTGGGGAAAAGTTTGTCCGCAATCAGTGTAATGGAGATGTCTGGTGTCCAGGAGTGGGTTTGGGCCGGACCCAAGTCTGCC